TGGAATAAATATCAAGGATTGTCAGGCATACATTTGCTATGATCCAGCACAATATGTAAGTGATAAATTTGAAGCACCTTATGAAAAATTAGGATATGTAAATTCTAAAAAAGAAGGTTGGACAAAAGATTTAGGTTTTGACATAAATCATCCACTAATACAACTACCAACAGAAATAGGGGCAAATAGCAGTACAGGAACAACGGATTATTATTGGTGTTCTGCAACTGGAAATAGGGTTGCTCGTGTTGGCGGTCTTTCGAGCGGTGGTGCTCTCGATGGCTTGTGGTCTTGGGCTTTGAACGTTGACTCTTCGTTTGCGTCTTGGCCTTGCGGGGCTCGTGTTCTTAAATACCAGTAAAGTGGGGGTCTGGGGGCGACCAGCCTCCCAGCTAACCTAACTATTTTGTAGAGTAGTTATTTTTTTATTTTTATTTTAGTATAATATTTGGCAATGGGATTTGATGTGTAGGAGTTCTAGCATTTGCTTCTCGTTTAGGGTTGCTCGTGTTGGCGGTAATTCGAACAATGGTACTAACGATGGCTTGTGGTATTGGAATTTGAACAATGACTCTTCGAATGCGAATTGGAATTGCGGGGCTCGTGTTTTTATTTTTGAAAATAATAATTTATTATTACACATCATTTTCCACAGCCCTTGCTGAAAATTAGTCGAACTGGACTGGCCTAGTAGTTTCTTTTAAATGAAAAGTCGGTAGACAAAAATAAGATAACCAGGAGTAAAAATGAAAACAGCTAAAAATATTTATCCTAAAATAATTGATAAAAACAATATATATAAAGCTATGCTTAATGCTTCAAAAGGTAAAAAACAAAGAGAAAATGTGAGTCAAGTAATAAATAATAGTGTATTTTATGTTGAGGAAATATATAAAAAACTTTCAACAAAAACATATAAACCAAAGCCTTATGTAGAAATGAAAATTCATGATGGAGTAAGAAAAAAAGAGAGAATTATATATAAACCATGTTTTTATCCTGATCAAATTGTTCATTGGGCTTTAATGCAACAAATACAACCACTTATAATGAAGGGAATGTATGAATATTGCTGTGGCTCAGTAAAAAATAGAGGAATAATGCATGGGATGAAATATTTAAAGAAAATACTTGTGAGAGATAGAAAAAATACTAAATACTGTTTGAAATTAGATATTAAAAAATTTTATCCAAGTATAGATAAACAAATATTAAAAAATAAATTTTTGCGAATTATAAAAGATAGGGACACTTTGGATTTAATAGATATTATTATAGATAGTACAGAAAGTGGAGTTCCAATACGGAAATTATACCAGTCAATGGTTTGCAAATTTCTTTTTACAAGACTTGGATCATTATATTAAAGAGGAGTTGAAAGTTCCATATTATTTAAGATATATGGATGATATGGTGCTATTTCATAGAAATAAAAAGGAATTGCATAAAATAAAAGACAAAATAGAAATATTTTTAAAACAGGAAAAATTGACACTAAAAGAGAATTGGCAATTATTTAAAGTTGATTCAAGACCACTTGATTTTTTAGGTTATAGGTTTTATAGAGGATATACTACTTTACGAAAAAGTAATTTTTTGAGAATAAAAAGAAGATACAAAAAGATTTATAAAAAAAATAATATTAGTTATACGGATGCTAGTGCATCTCTAAGTTATTATGGGTGGCTAAAACATTGCAATTCATATAACTTTAATCAAAAATATGTCAAACCCTATGTGGATTTGAACAAATGCAAGGGAGTGATTAGAAATGAAAGTAGAAAGCAATTTAAAACCAGAAAACAAATTTGAAATAGAAAATATTATTGACGGAAAATGTGATATTGTATTTTTTGACAATGTTCAGGAAATAGAAGCAATAGAAGAAAATGAAAAAAAGTATTCATTTGATACATATAGATTAAAAGCAAATTATAGAGATGAATTAGAAAAAGAATTAAATGATGATATTGAAAAATACAAAGAGTGGTTACAATTGGCAAAAGATACAGAATTTAATGAATTGGCAACAATAATCAGAGAAAAAAGAAATAAATTATTACAAGAAAGTGATAAATATATGTGCCTAGATAGACTTGGGATAGAAATACCTGAAAATATAACTACAGGGACTATTATATCAGTAGTAAAGAAATTCTTTGAAGGATTAGGAGAATCAATCAATGGAAATTATGCAAAATATAGACAAGCACTAAGAGACATAACAAAACAAGAGGGTTTTCCATATAATGTTGAATTTCCTATTGAACCAAATACTAATGATGAAAGAGAGGAATAAAATGTGGAAGAGTTTGCAAACTTAATATTTAATTATGGAGGAACTGTCGTTTTGGCAGCTCTTTTTATTTATATTTTTGTTGCTGATAGGAAAGACAAAAAAGAGGAAAAAGAAAATAATACACAAGTCTTAAAAGAACTTTCCAATTCAAATAATAATATAGCAGAAAGTCTTAATCTATTAAAAACAAGCATTGATAATAATACAGCAGAATATAGACAACACGATGATAGAGCAATTCAACAATTTAGCAATATTAATGAAAAATTAATAAGAATTGAAGATAAATTAGGTAAATAGGAGGTCTATTATGAAAGATAAAATCGCAAAATTAATTAATGTAAAAAGTTTAGTAACTTTAGTATTAACTTTAGTTGTAGCTTATAAGGCTATAATGGGGCAAATGGATATTGAACAAATATATTTAATGATTATAGCATTTTACTTTGGAACTCAATTAAAAGAAAATAAAACAGAATAATACAAAATGTATCAAAATTAAGAAACTTTTATGTGAAATAGGGTAAAAGTTTTCTGTTTTATATCAAATACAGGAAGAAAAATAAAAATTCTTCCTGTATTATTTTTATGTAGAAAGGTGGAATTTTTATGGAAGAAAATGAAAATCTAGGAAACGGAGAAATTCAAAGAGATGAAAAAGAATTTGGAGGTAATGAATAATGAGAGGAATAGATGTTTCAGCCCATCAGGGTAATATTAATTGGGATGCAGTAAAAGCATCAGGAATTGAATTTGCTATAATTAGAATAAGTTATGGACAAAATTCAGTTGATTCAAAAGCAATAAGAAATATTGAAGAATGTATTAGGGTAGGAATGCCATTTGGTGTATATGTATATTCTTATGCATTAAATGTAAATAATGCTATGAATGAAGCAAATTTGGTTATTAAGACTTTAGCTCCTTATAAAAATAAAATAAAATTTCCAGTAATCATTGATATGGAAGATGCAGATGGGTATAAAAAAAGAAATGGTATGCCATCAAATGAAACCTTAATTGATATATGCGAAAAAGAGTGTTTAATGTTTGAAGAATCAGGATATTATGCTGCAATTTATGCTTCAAAATCATGGTTTGATACAAAATTAAATTCTTCAAGATTAGAGAGATTTGATAAATGGATGGCATGGTGGTCAATGTCTGCTTCATCAAAATTTGATCATAATGCTTATGGATTATGGCAATATACATCAGCAGGAAAGGTTGATGGAATAACTGGAAATGTTGATATGAACGAATCTTTTAAAGATTATCCAACAATGATAAATGTAGAAAGTTCAAATACAACACCAACAAAATCTATTGATGATTTAGCACAAGAGGTTATTAACCAACAATGGGGAAACGGAGACGAGAGAAAACAAAGATTAACTTCAGCAGGTTATGATTATAATGCAGTACAAAATAGAGTTAATGAACTTTTTGGTGCATCATCTAAAAAATCTAATGAAGAAATTGCAAATGAAGTTATTGCAGGAAAATGGGATGTAGGACAAAATAGAAAAGAAAAATTAACAGCAGCAGGCTATGATTACAATACAATTCAAGCAATAGTTAATAATAAATGTGGGGCAAATACATCAACAAAAAGTTATACTGTAAAAGCAGGTGATACACTATCAGGAATTGGTGCAAAACTAGGAATAAGCTGGAAGACTATTGCAGATAAAAATGGAATAAAATCACCTTATACAATATATCCTGGACAAATATTGAAATATTAGAGGGTATATAACTTATCTAATTAAAAATAAAAATCGCTTAAATCGAAACCTCGTGGCTCGATTTTTTGCGATTTTTATTATTTTTCGGTATTATTGTATATTTTTCAATTTTTGTTGTATAGTATATAATATATCAAATGCTTCTTTAAAAGTAGTATTATTTAAATCAATACTTTGTATTTTTTTTATAATACTTTCGTAAGAAGATATTTGATTAGAAGATGTTTGATTGGCAATTACTTCATATTTTATATGATGTGCTTTTAATAAATTAGTGTATTTTTCTAGTTTGGCGACAGGAAATCCACATTTTATTATTTCTGGACTAAGATCCGTTAATTTTAGGCCAAGTGCATTAGAGACCACTCGAGCATCTTCATTTAATATATTATAAAATATTCCAACTTTAAATAAATAGACTTTGTTTTTATCTTTTTGTTTTAATTCATTATACTGCTTTAGTAGTTTGCTCATTTTTATCTTTCCTCCTTTTTCCTTTTTTCCTGATAAT